GACTTACTCAACAAGGGGGAATCAGTTGGGATCTTGGAACTTGAAGCAAGTAATAGAAGAACAGCTCTTGGATTGATGTCCACAGCAGTTGGAAAAAATTTAACACTAGGAGAACATGACCAATCAGAACTCGAAGAGTATTTTCGTAATTCCATTGCTAATTGGAACCTTTACCTTTTTGACGGCTTTGGTTCTTTTGACCCGCAGCTTATTTACAATCGGATCGAGTACCTTGCCAGTGGATTGGAGTGTCGTACTATATTCCTAGACCATCTTAGTATATTATTGAGTGGACTAGACGGAGATGAGAGACGAATGATAGATACCACCATGACCAAGTTACGTTCATTAGTAGAACGTACTGGTATAGCATTATTTTTAGTTTCACACTTACGCAGAAGTACTAATGACAGTCGTAATCACGAAGAGGGAGGGAGGATCAATCTCTCCCAGCTTAGAGGATCTCACAGCATCGCTCAAATTAGCGACAACCTCATTGGACTGGAACGAAATCAGCAGTCCGAAGATGGAAGAAGTCCTACGACGATTAGAATCCTTAAGAATCGTTATTCTGGCGAAACAGGCACGGCGGGGGAACTAACCTACGATATAAACACTTGCAGATTTACTGAAAATGAAACTGAGAGAACACCAATTTTCAATCCAGCCACGGATTTTTGAGGGCAGCTCCTATAGCCATCCTTGGTACGATTATGTCGCCCTGATAGATGATAATAATTTGATTAGACCTAACCCACCGAGTAAAGAGGCAGTAGAACGTGCAAAATTCATCGACAAAACCTACCACTGGCAAAGTGGGGGCAGTCGTATTCGATCTAGAAACTAATGGCTTATCATTCACGTCAGAAGATCCACGAATACATTGCATTGCATTACACTGGGCCAAGGATGACATTACGGAAGCATTCAATGATGAACCGTATACCTCTGCTCCAAAAGAGTTACCAATGGGTAGCAACTACTCTATCACCACTGCTTTATCCCATTTGGAAGTTGCTGATGTTATCGTTGGGCATAATATTATTGGGTTTGACTTACCTTTTATATATAAGTTATACCCTTGGTTTAATCCTTGCGGTACCATTATTGATACTCTTTTGTTATCTCGCTTATATCATCCGAATTTACTCGATATAGATAAAAGACACGCATGGAAAGACATGCCTACGAAATTATATGGAAGTCATTCTCTTAAGGCTTATGGCTACCGTCTAGGTTTACACAAGGGAGACTTTGGTGAGGACACAGATTGGAAAGAATGGTCACAAGAGATGCAAGATTATTGTATACAAGACGTTAAAGTTACAGAGAAGTTATGCGACCACTTCCACCCTTACCTGACTGGCTCAAATTAGAGCATCAGGTAGCACACATACTTACTGAACAGGAAAATCATGGATGGTATTTTGATGAAAGCCTTGCACGGTCACTTGAATCTGCTCTCAGACGAGAGTATGAAGAAACTAGTGAACTATTACGCAACAGGCACCCTTTCGTTAGCGGATCATTATTTACTCCTAAACGAAATAATCGGACCAAAGGCTATGTCGCTGGAGCTACGTTTACCAAGTTAAAGGACACAAACCCTACATCACGAGATCATATAGCATGGATACTGACGTATCATTATGGATGGATACCCTCATTAACGACCTCTACGGGGAAGCCAGTTGTAAACGAGACGGTATTGAAGGATATTGGAACGGATATAGCTCTCCAATTTCTGAAACTACTGGATCTGACGAAGCAGTTAGGGATGATATCCGAAGGCGTGAACGCATGGCAGAAGCTTGTTACGACATCTAGTCGTATACACCACCATTGTTCAGTAGCAACTAGCACATTTCGATGTGCCCACAGAAAACCAAATTTAGCACAAGTTCCCTCAGATGAAAGATTCAGACAATTATTTAAAGCGTCTCCAGGTAAAATACTGGTCGGTGCCGATCTTAGCGGTATTGAGTTACGGATGCTTGCCCACTATCTCGCCAGATATGATCAAGGACGTTACGCCAAAATTCTCCTCACCGGAGATATCCACGCCACAAATGCCGAAAGGGTTGGCGTTACCAGGAAACAAATAAAGACAATTTCGTACGCCTTTTTATATGGGGCTGGAGATGCCAAGTTAGGTCATAGCTATGATAAGCAACTATCAGATGAGAAGGCTGCTAAGAAAGGCAGGGAGATCCGAAAGGCGTATGTTGATGCGATTCCAGGTCTTAAAGAATTACTTACAGCGGTTAAGAAGGTTAGTGAGAGAGGATATGTTCTAGCTTTAGATAAGAGACGTATCCTAGTTGATAAGCCTCACAAAGCTTTAAACTATCTTTTGCAAGGATCTTCAGCCGTTTTGGCGAAGCGTTGGATGTTATTAACCTATGAACATTTACCAAAGTCTGCTCACCAACTTGCATTCGTTCATGATGAATTACAATATGAATGCAACAAAGAACATAAGGAGGATCTCCAGTTCCTCCTCGAACTTACAGCAGCACAAGCTGGAGAATATTACAACATGAGATGTCCTGTAGCAGCTGAAGCACAGTCAGGAGCTAATTGGGCAGAAGTACATTAACCACCTATGGAATTATTAATTGATGCAGATTACATCGTATATAAGAACTGCGCTGCAGCAGAAACTGAGATTGACTTTGGCGAAGATGTTATCCTTGTTACTAGCAACTTTAGTGATGCATACGATGCAACAGTAAAAGAACTAACTAAACTTAAAAATGAGTTTAGATTTTTTGGAAATTTCCCAGATATAAAGTTATTCTTTTCTGATACTAAAAATTTTCGGAAAAAAATTGCTCCATCTTACAAAGGCCACCGAAACCGTAAAAAACCTTGTGGGTATAAGCGTGTTATTAATAAACTCAAGACTGAGTTTGACGTTATAATAATGCCTGAATTAGAGGCAGACGATGCAATGGGTATTTATGCTACCCAATACCCAGGAAATGTAATAGTTTCACCAGACAAGGATATGAAACAAATACCTGGTTCCTTATATAATCTAGATGAAAGAATCACAATCACCAAGGACAGCGGAAGAGCTTGGCATTTTATCCAGTGTCTTTCTGGAGATCAAACTGATGGATATGGTGGAGTCCCTGGAATTGGAGTTAAAAGAGCAGAAACCCTATTCAATAAAGAAGGGTACAGCTGGAATACAGTTGTCAATGCCTTTAAAAGTAAGGGACTCACTGAGGAAGATGCTTTACTCAATGCTAGATTGGCTAGAATACTAACTATTGATGACTATGACACAGAAAAACAAAAAGTTCGATTATGGAATCCCAGAGCCAGTGACTACACTAACGATGGATCAGTCATTGAAGCTGAGAGTTCTTGAATTAAAACTTAAAGAAAATTATGAAGATCATAAAGATGATATCATAACTCTTTTCTTAGCCTTACAGAAACAAAACTTTGTTTTAGGTAATTCACTCAAAAATCTACTCGAAAAATGGACTATTATAGAAGAGGGAAGATCGAATGCTGGGATTTTATTCGGGATCAGGATCTAAACTTTCATTTGGGCAATGCAATAAAATATATATGTAGAGCTGGTCATAAAGGTGGTCAGCTTAAAAGATGCGAAGACTTAGAAAAAGCTATCGACTATTTACAAAACGAACTCCACCATGAAGAAAACTTTCTTATCCAATCAGGCGAAGGAATTCCGTTCCCGCTACAACCTACAAAATGGGGCGACATTAAAGCAGCGTACATATCAGAAGAATCTGATCGTAGAGGAATTTAAAGAGTTCCTTGAGGCTGAAGGAATGTTATTTAGAAATAATAATCAATTCCCAGCTGAAGCTCTGAAAGAATTAGCTGATCTAGTTTATGTATGTTATCAGTATGCCGAGAACATGGGCTGGTTCTTGGATGAAGCATTGGACAGAGTACATCAAAGTAATATGTCGAAACTTGGTGAAGATGGATTACCAATTTACCGAGAAGATGGTAAGGTTCTTAAAGGACCAAACTATGCACCACCAAATTTAACTGATTTAATATAATGACCGAATTAATCTCCCGCACTGGTCGGGTCCAATCATGGTTGGATAACCCAGAATCAAGACTTCCAGTGAGCTGTACTGTATTTGTTGTCGAGGACTCTATGGAGGGTCCAGAAGGCATTGAGGCGAGCTGGAGATTCGCATCACATGCCCTTCGCAATGGGGCAGGGTGTGCTATACACTTATCTAAATTACGTCCTAAAGGGGACGACAATGGTCGTGGCTTGACAGCTAGTGGCCCAGTATCTTTTGGAAAAATCTACTCAGTACTGAACGAAATTCTACGCAGAGGGGGCACATACAAAAATGGTGCGATTGTTCTTCACTTGGATCTCGATCACCCTGACATTGTCGATTATATTACAACTCCTAGATCAGAACTCCCATGGGTCAAGAGGTGTGTCGACATTGATGATGCAAAATGGAAAGACGCTAATCAGACAACCAAAGATGCGTTAATATATGGGATTAAGTCAGGTGATATCTGGCTAAACAAAATTAAACACGATAAAAACGGAGAAAGAATTTATGGCAACG